TACCATTATAATGACGTTCTTGATATAATTGAATGGTATCATCAAGTGCATCATGTATTTGATCAGTATCAAGGTTAATTTCCAATACAGGATAACCCAGTTTACGCAAACCGAAGTTTATAAGTTGTCCTCTACTTGTTGGTACTGCCATTACTCTCCGTCAGATTTGCGATTTCCTCTAAAAGTTCATTCTTTTCTTTTCCATAATCATTTTTTAGAGTTTGGAGTTTTGCCTCCAAAAGAACATTTTGATTTAATGCTGCTGCTAATTTTGTATGATATAAGTTCACTAACACATTAACATCTACTTCACTGTTTTGCTGCATTTTTAGAAAGTACCTCCATCAAGGGTCGAAGTCCAGTGTGGCTTGTTAACATATGTAGACGCTACACTAGATGGTGCTGCCAAGTTAGCAGTGCCACCACTCTGTCCTTCTCTAATCAAAGTATTAGAATTATTGAATGTTCCCTCTACTCCTACTAAAGGAACAGATGTTGCTGCGTTAACTGCACTTTCAACAATACCAAAAGCATTTGTACTTGTTTGTTTAACAATATCTCCTACTGCTAAAGTAACGTTACCTGGCATTGTTAAGACAACCTTAGTAATTGCTGTTAATATTTGCTTAGAAGTAATAACTGGAGATGCAGGAGCATTTGTGGATTGCTGTAATCCCTCACTATCAAACCAAGTAACACCACCTGATGCAAAATTACCTGATTGGTAGTAGATACCTTTTACATCTAAGAAACCTTTTGTACCAGAAACAACAGATGCTGAAATAGTTGCATCAGGAACGTATGTCCATCTACGACTATTATCACCGTGTGTTCCGTGATTTCCTGTTCCAGCAGTACTTGATGCAATTGAACTATCATCAAGTCCAAAGAAACCTATGTCTGTATTTGCAGTTCCAATACCTGTATTGTACTTGAAACTTAATCCACGGTCAGTATTAGTATCTGTAGCGTGAGTTAATGTAAACTGAGCACCAGTTGAAATACCAGCAGATGTTGTACCTGTAAAGGTAATCATCTTTGCACCAGTATTAACTGCGGTAACAGTTGTTAATCCACTGTTTGGTAGACTTGTTCCCTGAACTAAGTCATTTACTGCAATACCAACAACATCATCTAAAATTGCTGTTGAAACACCACTAGCAATTGTAACCATTACAGTTCGATTACTGGTAACATCACCAACTGTCATAATTGGATCATTAACAGTTGACTGTGTAGAGTTAACTGTGGTTGTGGTTCCATCAACTTGTAAGTTACCTTTTATGATAACATTACCTTCATTACTTAATCCATCAGGATATGGGTCAATGAAAATAGTATTGTCAGCACCTGCCAATGATGCGATAATATTATTTTCAATTCTTATATTTCCTAGTTTGGCATTTCCACCAGAAACGATTAAGTCTCCACCAACTACAGTATTCTTTTCAACACTTAAACCACCTTCTAATACAACTGAACCATCATCTTTAGTTGTTGCTTGAGTTGTATTTGTAAATCTTGTGATTGCACCACCAATTTCAAGTTTATCAACTCCAACTTCATCATATCTGATATAAGCATCAGGAGCAGAAGTTCCATTTGCACCACCACCAAAACCTATTTTGGTGTCATCTGGCACCATTATGTCACCATTTCCATTAGGATGGATTACAAGATCACCGTCTGTATCAGTAGTAGAAATTAAGTTTCCATTTAAAGTTATATTATCTACATTCCATTCATCTATTTTTCTATTACTATCTACAACTGCTACAATACCACCATCACTATTTCTTGAGTTAGATACACCAGTTAAAGAACCAGGTGTATGCTCCATCATTGATGTGTAGTAATGACCAGCAACTGGATTGACGTTTGTGCCATCGTCTCCTAAGAATACCCTATCCTTATATTGGTTTGTGCCACCGTAGCTACCGATACCAGTAACATATGCCATTTCACCCCAATTCAAACTACCAGGTTTGGCTGTACCCGATGATCGTTTGATTCTAATTATACTAGCCATTTCAGAAATTTCCTCCGTTTATGTCTAAATTCTGTGCTGCACCTGGCGTTAATTCTAAGGTTGCGTCAAATTTTTTCGTAACACCATTAAAAACAAGAACCATACCGTTTGATAGGGTTCCCGATACATTCACGTCACTTAATTCTGTTAATGATAGAGTTTGGGCACCTGCCAGAGATGAAATCACCTTGGTAGCATTCTGTTGTCCAACCCTGACTTTTATATCTGCCATCTATTGATAAGCAATTTAGATCTGAAAGTATTTATATTTACTAAGACGTTATCTTTGAAGCAAGCTCATTTAACATCGATTTAAGGGTTTCAATCTCCTTTTTCATGTCATCTAACTCTGCTTGTTTATCAGTATTTTTTCTTCTCATACTGACATAATTTTCATAAGCAATAATATCATTGTTGACAATAGCATTTGTTTTTTCATCTCTAAAGAGATTTTTATGACCTTCTACTGGTATCATGCTTTTTTTATTTTAGTTTTCTTTTTAGCTAGGGGTATAGGAAGGTTAAAACCAGTTCCTTTCCTAAACTTATCTGAACTTTTCTTTATCATATCTAAAGTTCTGATTCTATTTGTGATATCATCATCTACAGTTATAGGCATAGTATCATAATTTTTTGGAGATACTTGCTCCATAAAAGTTTTAAAGTTTTTCATTATGCTAGTGCGATTGCTCTGAAGTCTTTAAGTTTAATTGGTTGTGATTCATTTGTTGAACTCATCACAATCTTAATAGTAAATGCATTGAATTGTTCTAAGTTATCAACTGAGAATTGATATTCTGAAAATTCATTTAATCTATTTGGTGCAACAAAAGCATCTGCTCTACCATCATTAAGACCCAAATCAATTATCTCATCACCAAATCCATCGCCATTAGTATCTTTCATATTTACATAACCAGGAAATGGTCTGTATGTTTGTGAAACTTCACTTGAATCTTCACTGAATAAACGATAGAATACTCTGAAGTCTGCATCAGGTTGAACACTAGCACCAACCAACACCTTAAGAGAAGTTGCAGGTTGAGAAAGATTTACAACAGATGAAACAAATATAGTGCCGTGAGGATCATTTTTTATTTGATTAGTTCTACTATCAGTTGCATAGTTAGTAACTGGTTTGTTGATTTTATTTCTTCCTAAAACAAAAGTTGCATTCTTAGTATCCAAAACAGGTGATAGATTAGGATCTTGTGAAGCCATATCAACTGATAATGTAAGTGATTTTTTCTTAGGTAAATTTTCTAATCTAACATCTTCATTAACTTTTGATGCCACTAATCTTGGTGTTGGGAAGAATGTTGTTTCATTCAATACTGTTGGTTCAAATCCTTGATCTAAGAATGATACTTCAGTACCACCAGAACTTGTTCCAGAAACAGTTCTTACAGATGTATTTACTTTTGTAGTTCTACCAGGTGTAATACAGTTGAATTGAGGTGATAGTGAACTGAACTGATGATTTTGTGAAATCTGTATCTTAGAACCACCAAATGCTTTCTCATTTGTAAATGAAATTTGTTGTACACCTGTTGCTCTTGCAGGATCAGTAAAGGATGTTCTATCCACTTCAATATAGTAACTATCAATATCTACAGGATCAGAAGTAACTGTAAATGTAGTGTTGATACCTACTAACGAAATACCACTTGCTTCATAAGTTTGTATATCAGATCCTTCAGGATGAGGGAATGCATTTGAATTAAATTGTGCTCTTGTTAAAGTAAGTGAACCAGTTCCTAATGTGTAACTAACAATCTCTTCTCCAATTAATGCTTCACCCTTATGTGTGGTAATGCCATTAAATGATGCGAATGGAGTTGTATCGGCAATAGAAACAACCGTTGCGTCTGCTGTTATTGCTTGAGTGGTTTGAGTAATTGTTGTGTCTGGTTTGACGTTTGTAACACTTACTTGGTTAACACCAGAGTGATGTGCATGGTTATATTGAGTTACTTCAAATTTATTTCCAGAATATAATGTTCCATTTTGAGTAGAGTCACCATTTACAAGGGCATTTGGGACAGGTGTTCTGGAATTATTACCAACACCATAATGAACAAGAGTATCATTATTAGTAAACTTCTCACCTTGAACATCTGTTACAAACAATGTATCAAAGGTAGTATTGATAGCACTAACTGTCATTTTAAATCCTTGACCACCTGTTACTTTTGCATCACTGTTGTCTATTGTTAATACTTCACCAACTTGATATCCTGTACCTAAAGTGAGATTACTTATTCCATTACTATTCACCACTCCATTTGTAATTGCTACAGAACATTGTGCTCCTGTTCCACTACCTGTCAATGATATGAGTGGAATATTACTAGTATTAGTGAATGAATAACCTACTCCACGACTTACTATATCAAATGATGTATTAGATGCAATTGGTGCACCTTGACCTTCAATTACACCAGTAATACTATTATCATCAGATGTTGCAGCTGCACCAGTACTTATTTTTCTTCCAATTGGAAATTCATTATCTGTTCTCGCACCTGAACCATCAATTGTTACTGCAAGTTTTCGAGGTAATGAATGAAGTGCATTATCTGAAATTATTTGTGTATTCAAATTACCAGGTACAATTGGTGAATTATAGAAAGTAGCTGTTCCAGACGGAACGAATGATGCTTTACGTAATTTAAATGTTAAATCTTGATATTGACTTGCTGTCCAAATTGTACCATTTTGTGATTTGAATAAACTACCACCAATATACTGTTTAGAAACAACAACGTTCTCTACATCAGGAAGATTTGTTGTCTTAACAGTCTTCTGACCCATAGTTGCAACCCACATCTCATACTTATCAGATGCTGGTGATAAGAATACAATTGCGTATTCTTTCTTAGGTTCAAGATATACTGGTGATGAGAATTGTATAGTTGTAGCAACTGAAGCATCATCAGACACATTAATCTGACTTGGATTTAAAGCAAGTTGTGTATAATCCTGAACAAGTAAATTAGTTGGTGTTCCTAACTCAACATGTCTTAGTTCCACAAATAATTTTGCTTGTGGATCTTTAGATGCAAAGTATACATCAAATGATGTAAGGAATGCACCAGTTTCATCTACAGTAAATGATTGTGCTAATGGATCTCTATGACCAGCATAGAAGTATTCTCTATCAGTTCTATTAGTAGTGTTAACACTTACAGTTACTTCATTGGCTCTCTGTGCTGGTGCGGGTGGATTTCTAACAGCAACATTAAAGTTTTCTTGCGTAATTATTGTTCCTGTTCCTGTAAACGTTCCAGAAGCGTCACTGGCTAGTGCAGTTGAACCTTGTACTGGAATTACACCTTCTGCTGCTGCAGTCACTCTGAAGGTCTTTGTACCCGACCTGAAGACAACAGGAGGTTCAGGTGTTGCATTTGCATTTCTAAAGAAGAATGCACCAATTAAATCTCCCCAATTATCTGAGAATAAATCGATACTTGTTACTGAAGCAACTGCTCCACTAGTTTCTCCAACTATTTGTGCACCTTTTACAGCATATCCAAAATACTCTTCTAAAGTACCCAATGCAGTAACATCAATATTTAAAAGTTGAGAAGTTGCTGAATAAGTGGCAGATGGCGATGGTCTACTACGATCATAAGGATCAATAGTATATTCTTCAACTGTTACTGAAGGAGAACCTAATCCAGCAGCGACATCTGGACGAGTACTATCTCCAAATTTGTGATTTGGTTTTTGAATTCTAACATATCCTATCTGCTCCCCATTTAACAATATTTTAGCGTTTTCATAAATTATGAATGAACCAGCAGACATACTGATTTCAACAAGTTTGGGTACAATGTCAGGTGTTCCATTATCAAGATAATGATAATGCTTAGTTAAAGGTTTTAAACCATTTGCATAGAATTGAACATTTCTAGACCTCATATATGGATCTGCTTCTCCTGAAACCTTAACATCTTCAATGTAATCGTATTCCTTTGCAGCACCTACTAATGTATTAGTGAAATTCCTTTCCGTTCTAGTAGTAGTTGTAATTGTATTATATGTACCGTAAAAACCAGAATCTTGGAATCCATTTGTTTCATCAAAATGTTCTACATCAGTCTCTGATGTTGAAGTTTGAGATACAAGGTTTGAGGACTCAACCCATGTATTACCTGTTGATTCAGTTCTTACATTATCAATGTATATTGTTCTTGCCCAATTATCGGATGGTGGATCAAGGAATACAACTCCTGCAAATACAATAACGTTAAATGGGTTTACATTTTCAACTTCTGTTGCTTGTGGTTGGTCTAACCAATCAACTTCACTGTAATCAAGAGTAATTAAATCACCAGTTTTTTTACAATTAGCATCTAATAGTTTTAAATTAGAATTAAGGTCAGCAGTTGCTAAATCAATTGCAGGATCAAGTGCTAATTCTGCTCTCATTGACCAGAAATCAACTGCACTTATTAATTCACGATGGAATACATCTACATCACAAGTTGAACCTTCTTCTGAATCAAAATTGATAAATTTTCTATCTTTAAAATTATTAACAGCAAATCCTGATTTAAATCTGTCTAAACCATCTGCATCTCTAACTTGGAATGATTTTGTATCTAATTCTAGTGCATTTAATGTTGTAGTAGTTTCAAGATTAATAATCCTCTTTTCAAGAGCACTAATATCTCTCATTGTAAATCTGCGATTATCTTTTAGTTTGATAGATGGTTGACCATCTGTATCATAAAGATATGGAGGAAGATCTATTTGTGCGATTTCCATTGAATCACCAAACTCAGTTGGTGGAGATGGTTCTTCTGCAGATTCGCCTTTAATTAATTTTACTTCTTCAAATTGATTAATTACAAGTTTATCAATTCTAGGGAGATAAAAACTAAATCCAAGAAGTGAACTTTCATTTGGAGTGATTATGAATGAAGTTTCTGAAGTGAATGATCTATTAGAAAATGCAAAAGGAGAACCAGTTCCTACAGTAAAATCACTTACTCTAGGTCTGAAGTCTAGAATATCACTTGCTCTATTAGGACCTATAGCAGGAATATCTTTTGTATATCTTTCAGAAGTATATGAATTGACAGAGAATAAATCACCAGTAACACCAGATGATACTTCATATTTGTCAAAGATAACTAATAATTTTTTAGAAGGTATTGCTGATTTTCCCTTTCTAACAATCTTAGAATAATCACAATATTGACGCTTATGACCCTTATCTAAAGTATAGTTGTTTGTTCTATCTACAAAATTACCTGTTGTTACACCTTGTAGAATAGATTGTATCGCTGACTCTTCAAATTTAACTTGCTCACCAACTGTGAATTTATTTGCGTTCAGATATACAAAACTTATTGTATTTGTAGTACGACTTACAACTTGACCTACTGCACGACTTTCTTGACCAACTACTTTTTCACCTACAATTGCATTTGTATTAAGGTTTAAACCACTAACAAAAGTTAATTTATCTAATACTGGTGTAGATGTATTTTTAGATTCATAAACTGCAATTACATTAACAACATCTGGTACATTAAGAGATATATCTTCATCCTCAACTCTCAATCCATAGTCATTTGATTGGGTCAAATTGCTATTTTCTGTTGATATTCCAGTGCTTCTAGTTATTTCTAATTGTTGACTTCTTGCAAATACTTTTGTTTTACTTGTAATTCCAATCTTTTTAAGAGTTACATTTACAGTTGCATTACCACTAGACTTAGATAATCCACTGAAAACTATATCATTTCCACTATTTGTTATTGTTACTTGATCTGAAGTTAGTGGTTCAGTTGTACCATCAGTGTAATGAATTGAATATTTTTCTGCATCAAATGGTTCAAAGAAAGCACTCGTAATACCAACTGTTGCTGCTAATCCAACTTGAGATGATACTGTAATTGAACTGCTAGAAATTGCTTGATTTAATAATTGCTTGGAAATGATTAAATTAGAATTAGATGTATTAATAATCGATACATTTTTCTTAGGTAATCTTGAATATAGTCCTGAATCAGTTATAGTTGTAATTCTGGGAACTTTAATTCTGAAAGTAGAATTTGTTGAAATACCTGCTGCTAGAATACCACCATTATTAACATCAGTGATACTTTGACCAACTGCAACTAAAGTTAAAGTCTGACCATTAGCAGATATGTTACTTACACGGTTATAAACTGGGTCAGCAGTAATGCCTTTACTATATGCAATAATTGCATCTGTTTTAATACCAACTTTTCCACTAAATCTACGATTTGCAACAGTTGCTGTATTACTACCTGTACCACCAACAACAGATAAACTATCAGTTATTGAAAAGTTTGGTAATATACGATCATATAAAACAGTATCTGCACTAAAATTAGATGATAATGTAGTAACTACTTTTGATTGTTGAACAGATTTGATATCATCAGTTGTATAATTGTTAATTGATAAAATTGAAATTGGAATATTTGATGACTTTTCATTTACAATAAGTTGCTCTCCATCAATAAACGTACCTGTTGTCTCTGTTAATGAAATTTCGTTAGTATTATTAGTTGTGTCTGCTACAAATCCAATAGCTCCACTATTCAATCCTCTAATTCTAGAACCTGCTGCTGTTTGACCAGTTGCAGTTAATTTTAAAATCGTATATGTCTGAACATCATATAAATGTAAATCAAATTGTGTTGAACCGCCTGTATATGGAGCATCTGATGCACCATAAGAATAAACTCTTGCTTGTCCTATTTTTATTCCTCTACCAGTAGCAGCACCAGCAGTTAATCCTCTTTGATTGTATAAATCTATAGTGTTGTTATTTGTTCCACCAAGACTAATATAAGGTGATCCGAATACATTATTAACTTTAAGGTTACTACCCATTTTAAATGGGATAGATGATGCTCCTACTGATTTAACATCTCTTGGTTTTTCTACGTCAAGAACAGTTGTTCCTGGTAGATAAACATCAAAACCTCTAACATATGCCTTTCCAGGTGAAAGTTTTACACACATTAAATCTTTTGATGGTGTATTTCCTTGATCTGTTAATTGATTAGATGTATATAAACCTCTTGAACTTACTTCATCATTTAATGAATTTTGAGTATTGACACGGAATGGTTCGACTGCATAGTTACCTGATTCATCAAATGTTCTCTTTGCAAAATATTTTTTAATCTCTGAATATACTGACTTATTCTGTAATTTTTTAGTTTCTCCATTCTTAACTCTGAATAATTCAACAAAGTTAGTATCATTAAAGTCTTGTAATGATTTTTTTGCTAACTTAACTGATATTTTAAATCTATCAGCACCTGGAGCAGCAAAATTAGTAAACCCTTTTGCATTATCATATAGTGTATCATCATCAGTAGCACTAATTACTTCTTCTAGAACTTCAAATCCAACTCTATATGATGGAGTATCACTGTAGGGTTCAAGTATTACGAGTGATGTAGGTACATCTACAAACACTCCTCTCATGAAATACACACCTTTACTTACACCAAAAGCAGAACCAGTTGCTGATGCATCTTCTGAAACTAAAGTTAAAATAGTATCATTAGTATTTAAAGTAGTATTACCATAAGTTAAATTTTCTTCAAGTATTAAAACTTCTCCATTTGGGAAAGCAAGACTTTCACCATCTGTTCCTGATTGATTATACTTAACAAATACTGTAATTTCATCAACACCTTCTGTTGGAGGTAGTATAAAATTCTTTATAGTTCCAACAATACCAGAATTTTGACCTCTTACTCTTGTTCCTTTACCATTATTATTAGATATAATTTCACTCAAATAAACAGATACATCAATTCCAAGATGTGCAGCATTTACTTTTACAGAAAAATAAGATGCATCATATTCCACACCACCTGGAATGACCATCGAACCTTCTTTGAATATATGCTTACCGAAAGATTCAACTTGATTTTGTAAAATAGACTGTAATCCAGTTAGTTCTCTTGCTTGAACTGGATGACCTGGTCGAAATAAAACCTTATAGAAATTTTTCGCCTTATCAAAATCATCATAGTAAGGATTTATATTTAAGTTTGTCTTTTGTGGCATTGTTAGAATTCGAGTATGATTTTAATGTCTTCTTTTTGACGAGAATTTCTTACGATTTCAGGTCTATTGTCTAAGTAGACAATTTCTCCCGACCCTTTATTTATCTCAGATTCAGATAACCCCGCATTGAAATTGGTTCCCAAATTAATTAATTTGTTTCCAGTTGGATTTGTAGTAATACCTGAAAAATTGACTGATATAGAACCTGAAAAACTAGAAGTTTTTCCTTCAATATCATTTGCAGTATTTGATGATTCAAATTGATAAATTCTACCTGTTGTAGAAATACCTGTATAATCTGTATGATCATACGATGTTTTATTAAAATGTAATGAACGGTCTCTAAAGTATTTCATTACTTTTGTCTCTTTATCATATGAAGCAATAAACCCAGTTGCTACTTTACCAACATTAGGTGAAATAGTAAGAACTTGACTTATTTCCTCCCCTACTTGAGGAGTTCCACTCACAGTCGAAAATTTAAATGCTTGCAATGATGAATAAGTGGTATCAGTGTAAACAATACTTGTACCTACTTTAGTTGGGTTTTTTACAACTCCGACCTGTGCAAATTTAGTATCGATTGGAAAATCCTTTGTAGAATCATCAAATCGTGCATAAATTATAACTTTATCAGTACCTAATTCAGAATATACATCTGAACCATGTCCCAATCCAGGTGGAATGATTGGTACAAGTTTAGCTCTACCAGTTGCACTTACATTACTATTTAAAGTACCTAAATCGACTATACCGTAAGTATATCCTTTTCCACCAGCACTGACCGTAACATCAGTTATTTTACCGTTAACAACATCAACTCTTGCTTTAGCACCACTTCCATCACCTAAAATATCAACTTCTTGACCTAAACCATTTGCATATCCAGTTCCTGCATTTTCAATATACACATGCTTAAGTTGATTTAAGTTTGTATCTGAATTTCCATTCTCTCTAACTAATCTAATTTGTGAATCTGTGCTAGTTGACCAATTATTCGGTACAGTAATATATTCCGTAGAATCAAATTTGATTATATCACTAGGAGAAACAGTAAATAAGTATTTCCAAACATACCCATCACCACTATTACCTGCTTTTGAAGGTTCTAAGTCTGTGAAAGTTGGTTCATCTTGAGATATATTTCCTAAAAGATTATCTCCTGTTGACCCATTATCAATACAAACATACACTTTGAAATCTGAATTCAAGACATAATAGTTTGCATCATACAATCTATTTGCTTTAGTCAGAGGACTTTGGTTAGAAGCACTATAATCATCCCTATAAATTTCATACCTTGAACCTGAAGTCCAATCTACTCTTCTTATAATCCTTCTAATGTTCGCAGATGATATCTTCTTTCCGAACATCATGGTATCACCAGAATGAGCACGGTAAGAAAAACTATCGGTAGGGGCAGGTGTTTTATCGCTTGTATTCCAATCTGATGTTCTACCATATCCAGCAAGAGTTGGTGCTCCTGTAGGATTAGATAGTCCTATAAAAACATAGTAAGAATTATTTGTATTTTCTACTGATTCTACAAAATTATTTGCGTTCAGGATTCTAAACTGATCAGTAACTATTGCTGGCATCGAATCTTAACTTTTCTTTTTATTTATAAGGGGTTCCATAATCAAAGTCCAAATACTCTTATCGACCCAGTTGATCTCAAACCTCTTACAGAGGTATTTACGTAATTTTTACGTTGAATTGTTGGGAAAGTAGAGAGACCTGCATCAACAGTTAATCCAGTTACTCCAATAGATATTGGATTTGCTGAACGAACTAAACTGCCACCATATAATCTACCCCAGTTTATTGAACCTAGTGAAGTTGTCATACCTGATTGTCCAGTTGAGTGGAAACCAACTGTGTTTATACCAGATATAGATGATGTACTATTTGTATGAACATCACAAACTATTTCACCTATTGAACCATTTTCAGTAATTGTTTTAACAATATACACATTATCAACAAATGTAGTTCCTATACCAACGACTGATGCGTTGACACCATTTATTGATGTTAATCCATTTCCTACTTTTGTACCTGTAACTAAGATTGGATATCCAATTTTTAATTTATCTGCATCTACGTTTGCTAATACACCACTTGAATTTTGAGTAACTGCATTAAAGAAGAACTTAAGTGCAGGACCTCCACCAGATCTGGTAGTTTGTACAATACCAGTAATGATACCAGTATACCCTTCTACATTTTCAATCGTATTAATTTTTTCAGTCTGGAAAGCAGGTAACTCAATGATTGTTAGTGGTGGATTTGTGAATGTATATCCAAGTCCAATATTTGTAATCGTTGTAGAAGTAACAGCACCATTTGTCACAGTTGCAGTTGCAGCAGCAGTTGTTCCAACTCCTACTGGTGATGTAAATTTAATATCTACATTTCCAGAATATCCTGAACCTGCACTTGTAATTGTGATTGCACTTATAGTTCCAGCAGCAGATACAGTTGCTGTAACAGCAGCACCAACATTTATAGCACCAGATGAAATCAGAGCATCGACTTTACCATCACCAGATTGACTATATCTTTCTTTTTCATAAAGGAATGCAGTTGCATCATCCACAAATATACCATCATTAACACCAGTTCCTTGACCACTAGTTATTGATAAATCACCAATAATATTCGCAGTTGGGTATATTTGAGGTTCGATAGATGATCTTGTTTTATCAATTATTTCACCATTTAGAATTACATCTACTTTTTGCTTTTCCCATCTAACTGGTTTTTCGTTTGTATTATCTATTCCCAATCCAGTGTAAATATCAGTTTCAACTAAGTCAGCACCTAATATCTGTTTGACAACCCTGTCACTTTCTTGAGATGTTGTTATACCAGTAACATCGTTTTTAAGAACTCTGAACTCGTCACCAACTTTAACTGATTCTTGAATATCTTTAATAATAACGTCAACTCCATCTTGACCTTTATAGAAGAATATATCAACTTTGTCTCCTGAATCTGGTGGTTCATTGAATAAGAATGTTGAACCCCCTTCAAATTGATATGATTCTTTTGGTTTTTGTAATACTCCATTGATGAATATGAGTAATACTGCATCTAAATCAATTAAAAGTGAAGTGCCACTTGATACGTCTTTTTCAAAACTTAATATTTGACCATTAAAGAATAATGGGAATCTTGTTCTCTCTCCATCTTGAAGATTTGCGATACTATCAATAAAGTCGATTTCACCAAATTGCCAAGCAGAGAATTTATCTCTGAATATTTCAAGCACCTCTAATTCAAATTCCTGAATTGGTGATGTTAAATGTGATGCAGTTATCAATCCAACTGGTTTAAATTTATCACCAACTTTGAATGAATGACCAGGTCTTGTAATACTAAACTTATTAATTTCAAATAATGTTGAACCAATACCAACAGTAGTTGAAGATGCACCGACTTCTACATTCAATAATAGATTTGAACCAGTGTCAGTTGTTGCTCCAATACCTAATCTTGAAACACCTACTACAGGTAGATTTTCATATGTTGGTTCAGGAACTATTAATCTTGGATTTACATAACTTGTACCTGCAGAAACAATATTAAATGCAAGAGTTCCACCAACTCCAACAGTTGCAGTTATATTTGCACCTGTTCCACCTCCACCACCTTGTCCAACAAAGATTGTAACTGTATTAGTTGTTGTAGTTCTAATCGCTGTTTGTATTCCTGCAATTGGATCTCCATTTGGATTACCTGTGATAGAAAGTGATCTTGGATATGGATGATTACCAAAGAACCCATCCTTAGAGCACTTGAACACTAATCCACCAGTATCAATACCAACAGTATCACTTGTTGTTAGATTATGACCAGGAATTGTTAATTTAAGAAGTCCGCTATGTGACTCATAATCTGCATTTGTAGCAGTATATTGAGTTCCATTGAAAGTAGTCTTTCGGATTGAACCAATACCAGCACTTGCAAATCTATGAACATATGCTTGATCAGTTACACCAATTGAAACAGTACCACCTCTATATCCTGAACCAAATGTATTATCTTCAAAGAATTCAAATGCATTACCACCACCAACGTATGTGTGAGCGATTGTACTTGGTCCTGCTTGAACCTCAAATGTTGTTTCAGAAACCACCCCTGTAAGGAATAATGGTCTTTCATGATCTTGGAATATAGTTGTCGTTACTCCACTATAACCAACGCAACTAAATTCTAAATCTTTTAATTGAACAGTATTTGGTCTTCCTAATGAGAACCCGTGAACCTTATTTGTAGTTACAGTAATAATACCAGTAATATTATCATATGCAGCAGTGCTTATACCATAATTAACACCTGACGTTGTTGCAATACCAACAACACTAGTGATAGCACCAGATGAGTTCTTGAACAATGATGCCTTTGCACCTTGTAAAGGAGCATATCCAAGACCAGGAGTAGAACCTAATGATACAATTAAACCACCTCTTGGAACTTGATTTTGATTAATATCTGATTCTGATACAATGAACTGTCCATTCTCAGAAGTTATTCCTGTAAATTGTACAGTTGATAATCCTGCAGTTGTATCTGAAATAAATTCATAATTATGTCCATCATTATTTGTTGTTAGTGGTGTTTGGAATATTCCATTAATGAACAGAACGCCATTGCCTACGCCTATTCCTGATGATGTATTTGCTCCGCCAACAGTTAAACTATATGTTTTACCTATACCAGTAAAGTCATCTGATATATCATCAAACAACATATTTGTAGTATAATCACTTCTTAAGAATGTTCTTCCACTAAAGTCTGCTTTTACAAATGGTAAATTAGTTTCTGTTCTTCTTGATCTAGTATTTCCTTTTGGAGGTTCTATAAAGTAAACAGAACTATCAACAATATTAAATGAACCTCTATGAACTCTAGCGTTATCATTTGCAGCATGGGATGTAGCACCAACACCAAGAACTCCCCTTTCCACTTTTACTACAGGAAGAGTTGCGATACCAGCAGCAACGTCTACTGCATCATTGATTGTACCTGTTGCTAAACTAGAAAGACCAACTTGTGTGATCTTCATATATTCATCATTAACCTTTAATACATCACTTGGTTGAATAGAACCTATTCCACTTAAGACAAATTGAGTGGTTGTTGCAGTTATGCTTGCATCTAGTGTATGTGCAATTGATGTAAAGGAAATTGGTTGCTGAACAACACCATCTAAACCAATAATAGTTTTAGTGAGTTGTTTGTTCATACTCAACTTGTGAGCATTACCTGTGCCTATTCCTGTAAATGTTATTGCAACACCTGAAGATACGTATTCAGGTCTTGAGAATAATTGGAATTTATTTTCATCAATTACTTTTGCAAAAACTGTTGTTGGAAGAATAGTAGTTACCACA